TACAGGGCCTTCACCTTGACCAGAGCCAGAGCGACACCGAACACGTTGTTCAGGGCCGTGCCGGTGAGGTCCAGGTTGTCCGTGCCAGACGCGGCGATGGTCCGCGTGTCAGCAAACAGGAGATCGGCCTGCGAGGTGGCGGTCCCTTGTTGCAGGTTCGTGGTTGCGCGCGGGGTCAGCGTGAACGAGGGCACGCCGAGATCGTTGGTCGAGGTCAGGGTGCCGTCGAAGCGGACGCCAATGTCGAGGGGCATGGGTAGTATCCTTCTAAGGGAGGCGCGGCGTCGTCCGACGCTGCTAGAGGAGCCAGGAACGCGATTGATTGACCAAAGCCTCAACACCGAGGGGGATGGTCGTTTGCACGGTGTCGCCCGCCGCCTCGCGGTTGCGGTAGTAGTGGCCAGCGGTCAGCAGGATCGCGTGACGAAGGTTCTCAGGGGTTTCCCCCGCCGAGGCATGACCGGAGACCCACTGGATCTCGATGCCGTTCGCCACACGCTCGGGAAGCGGGAATGCGTAATCCGCCCGGGGGAAGATGCGGCCCTTGACCGTATCGACGTAGTATTCCGCCGTGTCCCAGGTCGTCGCGGCGTCGGCGTCGTCATAGGTCTTGATATGCGTCACCGAGACAAGCGGACCCATCGGCAAAGAGACTGCGGACGGCCATTCGTCCAGATAGCTCTTGTACGTCCGCTGAAGCATGGACACCCCGGCCCATTGCTCAATGAAGGCGACAGACGCAGCCAGATAGCCAGCCAGCGCCCCGTCGTCGTCTGAATGGTCAAGCCGAAGGTGCGTCTTCAGCTCGTCCAGCGAAACGGGGTAGTCGGTCGGCGCGGTGACAAGGATCATTGCTGGATGCCCCGAACCGTGATGGACCGTTGCGCCGTCTGGCCGCCCGAAGTCGTGATGGTGTTGGTCAGTTGGTACATTTGCCCATGCGAACAGGCCGACAGCTTCACCGTCGCCGTCGTCGTGGTGTTCGTCGCGCCTGCCGTCGTCGCTGTGGGGGTAACCGCCCAAGAGCTGGTCGAGATCGTCTCGGTATCGAGCCAATCAGACCAGTCTTGCGTGAAGGACCGCGTTTCGGCGGGGTCAATCAGTCTCATCCGACCCTCCGAACTCTAATCGCCTGTTGTGAGCCAACCCGGCTTGAACCGTCGCTTCTGATTGTCGCGTTCCGGTCAGCGGGGATGCTGACCGTATCGAACGCCTGCGCCGCGCCTTCGCTGGTTGCGATCAGCGTCAGCGCCCCGAAGGTCTTGACCAGCGCCCCGTCGATCAGGACGCCGCCGACCGACACCAGGCCAAGCGCGCCAAGGGTGACGTTAGCCGCCCCTGCGACCGCGACAGTTCCGGCCCCGGTCGCCGTAGCCGCGCCAAGGGTCTGTGAAGACACCCCGTCGATGGAAGCAACGCCCGCCGCTGCCGAAGTGACCGCGCCAAGCGTAACCGCTGAAGCCCCGGCGATGGCGACTGCACCAGCGGCGGTTGAGGTAACTTCCCCAAGGGTGGCGGCCAGCGTGCCGGTGACCCCGGTTGCCGACTGCGTATAGTTGAGCGAAAGCCCCCGGGTGGTCAGGGTGCCGTCGTGGTCGCTGATCTTGACCGACAGCAGATCGCCCGCCGCGACGGAGACGCTGTTGCTGGTATCCGCGAATAGTCCGGTGGCGCCCGCCGTTATGGCGATGGTTACAGCCGTATCCGCCCCGGCCTTCCGAAGCGTGATGTTGGACGTGACCGTCGAGGCGTTGGCGGAAAGGCTGTAGGTCAGATAACTGGCAGTACCGGCAAACGGAGCCGGGGCCTGGAGGGTGGCCTCCGTCGAGTTGACCGAGAAGCGACCCAGTACAGGGTTGAACCTGTTGGCTCCCGCCGCCGCTGTGGTGGACGCCATAATCTGGCTGGCGACTACGGCGGCCTTGGCCGAACTTGGCGTATAGGTCGAAGATGCGTTTACGAATGTCAGCGTGTCAGCGCCGCTTCCCGTCACCAGGGAAACGCTGAGATTGTCGCCCGCAGCTACGGTGTCGCTGTTGCTGGTGTCCTCAAAGGCGCCCGTGCCCGTGATGCTTAGAAGCTGGTTGCCGTTGGCGCTGTTCTTCCGGCTGCGAATGGTGGTCGTGGTAGCCCGCGCCGCCGTGACGTACAGCCGAAGATGCGACCACGTTCCGGCAACCGGGGCTTTAAGCTGCGCTTCGCTTTCCGTCGCAAGAAGCGTCTGGAGGCGCCCCGAGAGCGCGATGTAACGGGTCGCGCTGGCCGTGGTCAGCGAGACCGTCCCGAAGCACGACAGAGGGCTGACAGACTGCCCGTCGCTTTCCAGTTCCGCCGTCAGGGCGTTTAGCAGGAGCGTGCCAGAGGTGGAGCCGATCACCAGTTCGTAGCTGTAGGTATCGCCCGCAGTCAGGGAGACGGTGTTGGAAAGGTCGGTGTACGTTCCCGTCGTCGAAGCGGTGATCGTCACCACTTGCGCCGTGGCTGACCCGTTCTTCTGGGTCGTGATGGTCGAGTTGGCCGCGCGGCTGTTGGTCGTCAGTCGGGCGCGAAGGTTCTTCAGCGTGCAGTTGGACCCGCGATGAACAATCGACGCCTGCGCCTCGGTCGTGTTCGCCGGCAGCGTGGCCGCTACAGAGTTTCCATAGTTGCCATAGTAGGTGACGCTGGAGGCCGGGGAGATGCCGGCATTGTCAGTCGCCCCGACGAACGCGCTCTCAGCCAACGGTCACGCCCTCGGGAACAAGCCCGCGAAGCACCGCCAGAACGCCATCCGTCGCGCCCGGGATAGTGAACGACAACAGGCCGTCAGCCTCGCCGAAGTCCCACTCGACGCTCTCCGGGTCGATCCAGGCCGGGAGGTTTTCGCGGATCAGGTTGAGCGTGGTGTTCTTAAGCTGGTTCTCCAGCAGAACAGCATCATAGATGGCCTGAGGCGCCGCAGCCTCTTGGCCGTTCACAATGGCCTTCACACAGCCCTTGAACTCATCCCCATCCCAGAGCGTGTGAAGCTCATGGCCGGGGTGAGTGTCAGGCCACCAGGCTTGCGTCCTCATCAGGCGTTCGCGTCGGTCAGGGTGAAGCTGGAGATGGTCACGGCCTGCCCCGAGGCGATGGACGTGTTGTCGAGCGTGAGGTCGCCGCCGCCGCCCGTGGCCGTCACCGTGCCCTGCAATCCGCAGGTCGTGCCGTCAGAGGCAAAGATGCGGAAGTGGGCCGCCGTGCCGGTCGCGTCGGCGGTGGCGTCGGTCCAGGTGCCGCTCTTGGCCTTCGCGCCCGCCGAAGCAGCCGCCAGCCAGTCAGAGCCGAGAGAGATAGTCGCCAGCACGGTCCCGCTGTTCGCGGTCGCACAGGTCGCCGGAACCGAGCCAGAACGGATCTCCATGATTGCGGAGGTGCCGATGGAAGTCTCGATAGCGTCAAGCCGCGCGTTACGCACGGCGACGGAAAGCTGAATGGCCATCAGGCGAGCCTCGTTTCAGTGGGTTGAAGCGCGGCCTGTTCGGCCTTCTCCCCGGCGGGAACGGCGATGCGGTCGTCAATCAGCCGGATGGCCTCTTGCCGCTCGAATTCGCGCTCGTCGCCGGGGTTCAGGTCGCCAAACGGGACCAGCATTCGAAGCCGCACTAGACGGCCTTGAGAACCAGGAAGTTGATCACCAGCACGTTGTTGCCGGCGGTCGAGGCGTGAAGGTTGGTCAGGTGCAGCTTGAAGGAGCCGTCCGCGACAGCCGACACGGCCACGATGAAGCTACCCGCCGAGGTGTGCGTCTTGATGCAGGCGACCACAACGTCGGTAGCGACCACCTTGGTATTGGTGACGGTGAACTCGGCTTCAGCACCCGCCGCAACCGTCTGGCTGACCGTGGTGATGACGCCGGAAAGCGCCGAACAGGTGACGCCCGTGGTGATCGAGGTGATCTGGGTGACAGCGGTTTGACCCGCCGTGACCCGCGCGCCGTCTTCAGCGCGGTCGTAGATGGTAGCGTTGTAGGTCATGCGCCCACTCCTGAAAGAGCGGGGAGGCCGAAGCCTCCCCTAGTTGAGGGCCTACGCCTGGATGAGGTGCTTGACCGCCGAGGTGTCGCCCAGTTCACCGTCAAGACGGATCAGGCCGGCGATACCGAGGTCAGGCCAGAACCGCTCGCGCATCACGCCGATGACCGGGGCGCCGACCTTGCGGACGTAGTATTTGCTGAAGTCGCCGAAGATCACCGACTTGAGGCCGGTGGTCGAGGCCGGCATGGCCTGGTTGACGCTGTAGCGGTAGCCCAGCAAGGTGTCGGAAACCCCGTTCGACAGGTTGCCCGGGTTCCAGATATAGGCGCTGTTGCCGTCCTTCAGCTTGCGGATTTTGGCCAGCGTGCCGTCGTTGAACATGAAGCGGACCTTGGGACCCGTGCGATAGGCAGGGTCCACCGAGTGGATCAGGTCGAGCAGTTCGTCGGCGGTGATCGCAGCCACAGCGGCGGCGGTCTTGCCGAGGCTCGAGGCGGTAACGACGCCGTTCGGATCGCCCGTGCCGTCGCCGGTCGTCAGTTCGACGTTGGCGCGGCGCCCCAGACGTTCGCCGAGCAGTTCGCCGAGCAGTTGTTCGATGTTGAAGATGCTGTCCTGCATCAGCTCCATCGACCACTTGACGAACTCGGTGTCGAAGACGAAGGCGTCCAGCGACTTCTGCCCGAAGGTCACGTCCACACCACCGTCGTCGGTCAGGGCGCCGGCTTCGGTGTGCTTGGCGACGGCGGTGGTGGTGTCGTCAACGGTCGGGATTTTGAACGGGTTGCCCGAGGACGTGTTGATCGTGGTGCAGATGTTGTCGTCGTACATAGGACCGAAGGCGGCCATCGACTTGACGATGAAGCCGGCCAGCTCGGTCGGGACGGTGAAGCCGCCCGCCGTGGTGGTGCCGGCGGTCTGGGCGCGGAATTCAGCGCTTTGCTGGACGCCACCACGAAGAACGGAGCGCTGTTCCGAGGAAAGCTCGGACAGGTCGCCGCCGGCGCGGAGCATCGAGTAGAAGGCTTCGCGATATTCCGGGGGCTTGCCGCCTTCGTCGCCGCCGCGCGCTTCGCCGTCGCTGATCGGGCGTTGCTTGGCGCGGATTTCCTCAGCGCGCTTCTCGATGCTTTCCAGCTTCTCGCTGCGCTGGATCAGGCCGTCGAGACGGTCGAACTCGGCCATCGCCTTGTCGTGCGAGGCTTCCAGTTCGGCGGTGCGGCTTTCGTCGGTGTTCGACTTGATCAGGTCGAGGCGCTCGCGCGCTTCGGCCACGACTTTGCTCTGCGCGTCGCGCAGTTCCTTGATGCTCATTGGGTAGTTCCTTCAATGGGAGGGGCGGCGTCATCCGACGCTGCCGTGGGGGTTAACCGGCTTTGGGAAGCCTACCTCTGGTCCGAAGATCCAGGTCAGCCTTCAAGCGGAGCCGATGAGCCGCCGCATTGAAGTTCTTGGAGCGTTGATCCTTGCGGGTGTCCTCAAGGGACCGCATGGCAATGCTCGTTCCGTCGTAGGCCGGGCGCGTCACGATGGACACGTCGAACAGCCTCATCTCGTAGATCGTCCGCGTCGGCGGGTCGGACGTGTCGTCCCACTCCTGTTTCGTCGCGCGGAAAGCGAAGCTCATCTTGTCGAGGTCGCCGCGTTTCATTTTCCCCGCAATGGACTTCACATCGGGGTCTTCGGGGTCGAGAACGGTATCCATCCGAAGGCCCTTGCTGTCTTCCGTCAGGGTCATGGTGCCCGAACGGGTGCGAGCCAGCGGCAGGCCGTCGTGATTGATCAGGAAGACCACGTCATCACGGCTCAAGGCGTCACGGAACGCGCCCGGCGCGATGACCTCCTTGAACATTCCGCCGATGTCGGCAGGCTCGTTGAACACAGCGGCGTAGCCAGAGACCCGCAGGCCGCCTTCGTCCGCTCTGATCTCAGCGGGAACGCCCCCGCGCACTTCACGCTCCAGGGTCATCAGTCGCTCCAGTAGACGGCGGGGCGACCTGGCTTCCCAGCTTCACCGTAGCGCCTTGAATGTAGAGATCGTCACCGTTCGGCTTGCCCTCGCGGTTATCCAGCGCCCGTGCCTCGTTAGGGGTCAGAAGCGCCGTGTTTACGGCTGTGGATAGGCCTTCAAGGCGGGACTTGAAGTCGCCGCGCATCATGCCGTCCAGTGAATGCTCGACGTAGCGGACGTTCCGCTTTGCGCCGAACAGCTTCAGGTTCATCTCCTCCTCCAGCGCCTTCGCCCATTGGGCGATCAGGTGCTTGGTGAGGTGCAAATCCTGTTG